AATGGACGGTGCAGGTGCACCAATCCATCCAGACAACGCCTCAGCCCTATTTGTAACAACTCCTGTAGTTACCTCCGTATGGCGCGTGATACCGTCCTGGTCCACGTGCCCTTTCAGGACGCCGTCTCCTTGTGTTGTTGTTGTGTTGTCAGCAATGAAAGTGTTTTCTCGTCCAAGTGCAGGGTTCATTATGCCTGCACCGGATAAAGCTTAGCCTGGGGGACCACCCCCTAAATACCCGCGGGGCTGCCGCGGGCGGGAAAAGCCTCGGATATGGGTGGCCGTGCCGGCTTGGCATGACACGTTATAACCCCCGTAACCTCCGAGGTGCACACAGCAATTCGCTGTATGTCTAGCTGTACCGACGCTATCGGGGCACCTATCTTTATTGACCGGGACCTCGGTCCGTGCTGCCCTAAGCTGAGTCAAAGGTCAGGAATGTGTCTTTCTCATAACACACCCTGAACTCCGACTCGCTCATGAGCTTCACTTGCGTCCCATGGCGCTCTCGGAACTCCGCAATCAGCGGGTCCAAGTGCCCACGGGCACGACTTCTCTCCTCACCCTCCATGAGCAAGGTCTCCTTCCAGGCATTCGCCAGGGTCGCACTCAGCGCCCCGGGACTCGCCAAGGCTGACCTCTCACGAAAGACGAGTGCCTTCAGCACCGACTCAACGGGCAAAGACGCCTTCACGCAGCCGGGTCTGTCCTGTGACATGACCAGCGCACGCTTCAAGAATCTCACCTGCGTCGGATCGCTAAAATCTTCCCCCAGCGGCCTCTTGGCGCTATCGGTCATCTTCAAACCGAGCGCCGCAGCCGCTAGAGCGAAATGCTTGGGGCGAACCCCGAGTTCCACCAGCTGTCGATGAATGTAGACGATTGAATCGTCTCCTACGACTGCCATGAACACCCAGGCCCGCCACAAATCAGCACCCAACATAGTCGGGTCCTTAGCGGTCACGAGGGGCCAGTTGACGGCTCCCACGTTGACCACCACCTGCAATAGGGACGTGAAAAGGGCAGTCACGAAGACCCCCGAACACATCCCCAACGACAGGTAGTGGACGCAACCGCCTACGGACACCAAACCATAGGATGCTGAACGGACAGCGGCGACAAGTCTCCTCTCGGCTCTGGCAGTCACGTGGCATAGCACACACAGTGCTTGCCACAGCCTAACCATCATATGCCATGTGAGGGGGCCCTGTCGCATGTCCATCGTCGACTCATCGCCATCCACCAGGAAACCTTTCCCTGAGTGGACGACCGCCATGAGTCGCCCGAACGCCTTTGACGCCGCGTTCGTGGCGCCGTACAACCCGGTCTCGCGCGGCTTGGACAGGAACAACGCAGCTACGCGCCCAAAAAGGCGCTTCATTGCCACGTTGAAAGCCAAATCCAGCACAAAGATGCTGCGAGGGTTCTTCCCGATTGCACGTACTTCCGGCTTCATGGACACCTGAATAGGCGAACACGCAGCCTCCCCGGCATCCCAGGACTTGAACCACTCGTCTTGCGCGAGCAGTAGTTCCGGTTTAGCCGTCTTCGTGTTCAGATCCACGTAGTCACCTGCCAGACCCCCCAATGAGGGGCCCGCTGAGGCGCTCGTGTTAACGGACCCTATGAGCCCAGGCACTCCGAACAGTGCCTCCTCCGCGGTTAGCGGTCGCTCCAGCGCATCTCGCACTGCGACCACCCCCACGGCCTGCACGAGGTAAGTCGCCGTCTGCTTCGCCCAAAGCTCGAACAAGTCGAGAGGGGCGACGCTAGTCGGGTCCTCGCGGGCTTTTAGGCCCGCTCGTGCACTAGTGTCGCCGTCATAGAAGTAGACCGCGCGACCATCCTCCGTGGTGCCAACCGGGTTGACACCAATCTTGCCTGCATCCGCGAAGACCAGCCGCCTCTCGGCTCTAGTGAGGTAGACGTCCCCGAGTAACTCCTCGGCCAAGTGGGGGTCCTGGTACTCATACCTAGGACTCGTATCCCTCCTGCCGACGTGCCACCCTATGACGCTACCCCTGAGCTCGTCTGTGAAAACGGCTCTGTCCTCGCGGATCTCCGGCACCACGTCCCATCTGGAAGGGACGCCTATCCCCCCAATGACTTGCGCGGTAGGGGACCGCGTCGGGTCAAAGCCCGCAGCATTAACCAACCGCCTGTCGATCAGTGCGACGACGAGGTTACCCTCCGTCACGGCGCTCATGACCCCCAGCACCAAGGGGTGCCCGTTGAGGTTGCAAACCACTAGCCCACCACTGTTGGTGGCGCCACACGCAGCCCCAGCAACCACGGCGCGACCCTTGTTAGCCGCACTGATCTTACCGCGCACCAGGGCGCCCGTCAGCCTGTCGAATGCGACGGCCTCCAGGC